TAAGACAGATCATCTCCGGAGAATAATGTGTAAGGGGTGGGTGACAGTGAGCACAAGTCCAGAAAAAATCAAGAAGACAAAAGCCTACAAGACCATCCGGAAGAGTCTCCTGGATCAGCTGGAGCGTGGAGGTAATGACCTGCCACACTTCAATGACCTGGTAGAAGACTACATGAAGATGTATGTGATCAAGGAATTGGCCAATGATGACATTCTTGAGCGTGGTACCTATGTAGAGTGGAGGAATTCAGAGACTCAATACGGATCCAAGAAGAATGACAGTGTTGATCAGATCCTGAAGACTAACCAGCAGATGATCAAGCTCCTGGATAAGTTAGGTATTTCACCTGATGCTGGTATGGATGACATGGATGAAGACATGTGAACTACCAAAGGAAGTGCAGGAATGGATTGATATTGTTGAGCAGGACCAATACAGATGCTGTGAAGAGCAGCACTTACTGGTTGAACACGTTAAAAAGTGCTTTGCTGAGGAAGATATCTATATAGATCAGGAGCAGCTCAGCAATTACATGAAGATCTGCCGGACTTACATTCCATTTGACCTGTTCCCTTGGCAGCGGTTTGTGATCACGCTGCATGACTGTACCTACTGGAGAGATACCGGACAGCCAAGATGGCCGGATCTCTTCTGCATGATAGGCAGAGGTGCCGGTAAAGATGGCACTATAGCTACTGAGAGTATGTGTCTCACATCTCCCTACCATGGTATCCGGGAATATGATGTGGATATATGTGCCAATAATGAAGAGCAAGCTATCAGACCGGTGCAGGATCTGACCGGATTCTTTGAGGATCCGGCTGTACAGAAGAAAATAAAGAAGTTTTATCACTGGACCAAGGAGCGGATCATCTCTGTGAAGACCAGATCAGTGATAAAGGGCCGGACCAATAGTCCTAAAGGTAAGGATGGACTCAGGTCCGGTATTGTTATATTCAATGAGATACACCAGTATCCGAACTATGACAACATCAATGTATTCACTACCGGCCTTGGTAAGAAGAAGCATCCAAGGAGAAGCTACTACACCACCAATGGAGATGTCAGAGAAGGTCCACTGGATGACATCCTGGCTGATGGTGAAGATGTACTGAGGTCCGGAGCTGATGATAATGGCACTCTCTACTTCATCTGCAAGCTGGACAGCAAGGAAGAAGTAGATGATGAAGCTAACTGGACCAAGGCTAATCCCTCCCTTCCCTATCTTCCGGATCTGCAGCTGGAGACCAGGAAGGAATACAAAGAATGGAAAAAGAATCCGGATAGACTACCGGCCTTCATGAGTAAGAGAATGAATCTTCCTGAGTCTGCTAAGGAATCTGCAGTAGCTGAATGGGATGCTATAGCAGGTACTAATCAGGAGATCCCTGATCTGAAAGGATGGAATTGCACTGTAGGCATAGACTATGCATCTACTACTGACTGGGTAGCAGTCAATCTGCACTTCCGGAAGGGTAATGACCGGTATGATATCAATAAAGCGTGGATGTGCTCCGCTTCAAGGGATATTCCAAGAATCAAGGCACCATGGCAGGAATGGTGTAAGACTGAATACCTGGAATATGTGGATGACATTGAGATCCATCCATCTATTCCAGCCAATTACATCTATGAGATGGGTAAGATCTACAATATCACCATGGTGGCTATTGACTCATATAGGTACTCCCTACTCTCTGATGCTCTGTCTAAGGTTGGTATCAGCAAAGAGAAGAAGAATCTGATGCTGGTGAGACAGACAGACATCATCAAGGTAGTGCCGGTGATAGATCACTGCTTCCTGAATGGGTATTTTCACTGGGGAGATAATCCGGTGCTCAGATGGGGAGCCAATAATACCAAGACTATAAGATATGGCAGAGATGTGGGAGCTGATAAAGGCTCCTTTGTTTATGCCAAGATAGAAGCTAAGAGCAGAAAAAATGATACGTTCATGTCTCTGGTGGCCAGTATGGTGCCGGAGAATGAGATCAAGGAGAGACCGGCCACTGTCAGAGTGCCGGTCATCAAGTTGTAGGAGGTGAATGGATGAATGGCAATTAAATGGTGGAGCAATTTCCTGGAATGGCTCTTCCCAGTAGACAGAACTGTAGGAGGTGATTCTACTGTAGTCATTGATATCCCGGCTGAGCTTTACTACAAAGAGCTGGCAGTCTTTACTGCATCATCCCTGATCAGTAATGCTATCAGCAGATCTGAAGTGAAGACCTTCAAAGAAGGTAAGCCAATAAAAGATAAGGACTATTTCCTTCTGAATGTCAGTCCGAATAGGAATGAGACATCTTCCCTCTTCTGGCACAGAGTCATCAATAAGATGATCCGTGAAGGGGAAGCTCTGATCATAGAGACAAGAGATGGAGCTATCTATTGTGCTGACAGTTTTGCCAGGAAGGAAGAGAGACCTATTCTGGGTGACATTTATGATTCAGTAACGGTTGGTAATTTTACCTTTGAGAAGGTCTTCACTCAAGATGATAGCTACATGGTCCGGCTGGATGATGTGAATGTCCGGAAGCTGATAGATGGTATGTATAACCAGTATGGATCCATCATGTCATCTGCAGCAGCTGCACTGAAGCAGTCCAATGGTCAGAAGTACAAGCTGCACATTGAAGGTGTGAAGGCCGGAGATGAAGAATTCAATAAGGAATTTGAGAACTACATCAAGAAGCAGCTGAAGACTTACCTGGAATCTGATACTGCAGTCTATCCGGAGTTTGACGGATACAAGCTGGAGCCGGATACCAGTAAGGTGAATGCATCTTCCACAGATTTTGTGGCACTGCAGAAGGAGCTGATGTCCACAGTAGCATCAGCCTTCCATATTCCTGAATCCATGATGACTGGTAACATCACCAGCATGAAGGAGATCATAGGATCCTTCCTGACCTTTGGAGTGGATCCATACGCTGATGCCATCACTGAAGCTCTGAATAAGGGTGTAGGTGTGGATAATTACATCAAAGGTAACTACTACAAAGTAGATACCGGCAAGATACAGCATCAGAATGTCTTTGACCTGGCTGTATCCTGCATGAATCTCATTTCATCCGGAGTAATGAGCATTGATGAAGTCAGAGAAGAGCTGGATAAGGCACCACTTAAAACTGACTGGAGTCAGAAGCATTTCATTACTAAGAATTTTGAAGAGATCGAAAGATTTCTGACATCAATACAGGAAGGAGGTGATTGATGGTGAGAAGGCAGAAGTTTTATCAGATCGCTACTAATGGCAGGATAGCAGATATCAACATCTATGGTGATATCACATCATGGCCATGGCTGGATTCAGATGTCTCATCTCATGGAATTAAGGAAGAGATAGATGCACTTGATGTGGATGAGATCAATGTGTACATCAATTCCTATGGTGGTGAGGTTGCGGAAGCTCTGGCCATTTACTCTGTTCTGAAGAGACATTCCGCAAAGGTGCATACCTTCTGTGATGGGTTTGCATGTAGTGCAGCTACCATCATCTTCTGTGCAGGTGATGTCAGAACGATGGGAAGCATAGCACTCATGATGATTCATAACTGCATGAGTTATCTTGGTTTTGCGAATTCAGAAGAGATGAGGAAGGCTGCTGAGGACAATGACAAGATCAATCAGTCCAGTATCAATGCATACCTTGCGGTATCTAATCTGTCTGAGGATGAGATCAAGGCTATGATGAATGCTGAGACCTGGCTGACAGCTCAGGAATGTCTGGAATATGGTTTTGCTACTGAGATAGCTGATGCTGAAGATCCGGAAGAGGATCCACAGCAGTCTGCTTTTGGCAGCATCCGTGATGCAGTCCTTAACAGAGGTCATGACAGATTTTCTTCTGTAGAGCAGAAGCTGGATCAGATCCTGAATGCCATGCAGCAGGAAGAAGTCAATCTGGAGCCGGAGCTGATACCAGCAGAGCCGGATCCGGAAGAAGCTGAGTCTGAGCCGGAAGAGGATCCTGAAGAGATCCCAGAAGAAGAGCCGGAGCAGAAGACTGGTAACAAGTTTGGTAACATTTTTTCATTATTCATGAAGGAGGAATAATAACATGCTTAGAGAGAATTCTATGGTACAGAATGCAGCTGCTGAACTGAGAAACGTATTTACAGCAGAAGCACCTGAAGCTGCTCAGGTTGAAGCAGCGTTTGAGAGCTTTGGCAATGCCATTGCTGCTACAGTACTGGCAGACTATGAGTCTGCTCATGGTGATCAGCAGGTCCTGATGCAGAGAGGATTCAGAGTGCTCACTTCTGAGGAAAAGAGCTTCTATCAGTCTGTGATCAAGGCCGGTAAGGAGAAGACAGTCCAGACTATGAATGGTCTCCTGTCTGATAAGGTCATGCCTATCACCATCATTGAGGATGTTTACAGAGATCTTCAGGCAGAGCATCCGCTTCTGGCTGCTATCAATTTTGTAAATGTCCAGTATCTCACCAGATGGGTCCTCAGTGATCATGCTGTACCTACAGCTACATGGGGAGCTATCAATTCTACTGTTGCTACTCAGATTGAGGGAGCATTCAGAACAGTAGATATGGTACAGGCTAAGCTGTCTGCATTTGCTGTCATTGAGATGGACATGCTGGATCTTGGTCCTGTATTCCTGGATAACTATATCCGCACATTCCTGAAGGAGTCCATCTATGTAGGTCTGGAAGCTGGTATTGTTGCCGGTACTGGTAAGAATCAGCCACTTGGCCTTGATAGAGACATCCATCATGGTGTCACTGTATCTGATGGTGTATATCCTCAGAAGACTGCAGTAGCTCTCACATCTTTCATGCCGAAAGAGTACGGAGCTGTCCTGGCTCAGCTGGCTGTAACTGAAGTATGGTACACACAGGATTCTTCCGGTAACGTAGTACCTAAAAACAGTACATCCGCAAATGCTGACGGATCTCCTAAGAGTGGATACACCAAGCATGGTGGATTCATCAGAAACTTTGATGAGGTTACTCTGATCTGTAACCAGGTTGACTTCCTGAGCAAGATCATGCCGGCTACTACAGTACTCAATGCTGCAGGTGGCTTCACAAAGGATGTATTCCCATTCCCTACTCAGGTCATCAGATCCAGTGCAGTAGCTACAGGCAAGGCTATCCTCTGTCTGCCTAAGGAATACTTCATGGGTGTTGGTACCGGCAAGGAAGGCACTCTGACATTCTCTGATGACTTCAAATTCCTGGAGGATAAGAGAACATTCAAGATCAAGCTCCATGGTATGGGTACTGCATATGATGATACATGTGCTGTCCTGCTTGACATCTCTGATCTTGAGGAAGCATTCCTCACAGTCAAGAATGTCTCTGATGAGGTTGTATCTGCATAAGGAAGGAGTGTGATCAATCATGCTGACTGCTGCTACTGCCAGATCTAAGATGGATCCGGTAAAGCGACATCTCAATATCACCTGGAGTGATACGGATACAGAAGCTAAGCTGATTGATCAGATGTGTGATGCTGAAGCAGCACTCAATCATAAGCTGGGTGCTACCATTGATTACTTTGTGCCGGGTCCTGAGAGAAGGCTGTATCTGGCCTACATGCTCTATTCATGGAATGACTGCCTGAATGAGTTTGACAGTGCCTACAGAGCTGAGATCATGCAGATCCGGCATAAGTATGAGGTGGCTGCAGCTAAGGAGGATGATACAGATGAAGAGTAGATTTTCCACATTCAATGATGGTGTCCTCTTCATCTGTAAGCCTGAATCTGATCACAGTACATTCAATGCTGTGAAGAATCCTAAGAAGAAGACGGAGCTGGATAAGATCCTGAAGCTCAATTATGATGAGATGTCAAGAAGAGAGCAGGATCTGCAGTTTGCTGAGAGTCAAGGCAGGAATCTTACTCTGAAGGTGAAGACAAGGCTCCGGAGTCAGGTGACAAAATTCCACCAGGTGCTGATTGAAGACATGCTGTATAGCATCATTGACCTGGACATTGACCGGGATAGATCAGAGATGTATCTATACCTGGAGGAAGTGAGGAAGCTGTCATGAGTAATAGTGTATTGGATAGGATCCGGAAGACTCTTACCACACTGGCTGAAGATA